GTAGGGTATTAATGCCAGAGTTATATAGTGAGGAGTGGTTATTACAGCAGCAACGAGCTAGACCAAAATCGTTCGCATCGGAGTTTTTATTAATTCCACATTGGTCAAGTGAAGCATATTTTGAAGACGAAGATATTGACAAGTTACAGAATGAGGAGTTAGAATCATATCCAGCCTCAAAAAAATATATAAAGAAAGATGAGACGGAAGAACTATTTGCTGGGTTTGATGTAGGTAAAAAGAGGCATCCATCACACCTAGTAATTTTTAGACGAATAGGAAATACTATAGAACAGATTCATCAATCGTGGTTAGACGGTTGGAATTACTCTGATCAAATAGAATTTTTAAATGATATAGCGGAGAATTTTGAGTTGACAAAAGGATATGTAGATAATACTCGTGGAGAGTTAGAAGATAGAGGATTACACCATTCATGGTGGCCTATGCATTTTACAAGAAAGAATAAAAATACAATGGCACAAGTTTTTGAGCAGTATGTTCACGGAGGTCATTTACAAATATTAAAAGACGAGAGACAGAAACAACAGATTTTATCAGTTAATAATGAGTTAAAAGCACCCGAAACACCTATGGGTCATGGGGACGCATTCTTTTCCATATCGATGGCATTGATGGCGGCCCATGAATCTAAGGCGTACAGCATGAGTGTACTTGGTAATGTCCAAGAATGGGCATCCGATATATTGGGGGAGACTAGTAAAAGCTCTAGTTTAGATCAAGCGCAGAATAGCAGCCTTGTAGATTTTAAAGATTCTGTTATTAATGCGGATTTAGATATGTCAGATTGCCCGAATCCTAGCTGTACGGATGATTATTGTCGTCCATCTTTTTGGGTTCCAGCCAACAAACTTTGTTTAAAATGTAATTATAGAGGATAGGAGGTTTCCATAAATGACGACAACAATTTCCCCCCAAGCTGAGACTGTATTAGCACATCGTTATTATTTAAAAGATACAGATAGTGAGCCAACTGAAGATTCAGATGGAATGTTTCGACGTGTCGCTAAAGCTATAGCAAGTATAGAGGATCAATACGTCACACTTAAAGTAGAGAAAGATTTATTAGAAATCGAATTTTATAATATGATGGCTGATTTAGAATTCCTCCCAAATTCTCCCACAATGATGAATGCTGGGACAGAACAAGGCACACTTTCTGCATGTTTTGTTTTACCATTAGAAGACAGTATGGAAGGAATAATGAAAGCAGCTACAGATGCTGCAATGGTACAGAAGTTTGGAGGGGGTACAGGATTTTCGTTGTCTAAATTACGTCCAAAAGGAGCAACTATTAAATCTACTCACGGAGTAGCTTGCGGGCCGATTGAAGTTTTAAAAACCTTATCACGAGTTTCTTCTATGATTACCCAAGGAGGTAAACGTGATGGAGCGAATATGGCAGTTATGTCGGTATACCATCCTGACATACTTGAATTCATCCAATGCAAATCTATTGAAGGTGATATACACAATTTTAATATTAGTGTTGGTGTGGATCAACATTTCATGAAAATGGTTGTGTGGGATATGTCTTATGCACTAATTGACCCAAAGACTCGACATATGACAGAAACAATTTCAGCACGTTATGTGTTTAATAAAATTTGTGAGGGGGCATGGAAAAATGGGGAACCCGGAATGATATTTTTAGACACGGTAAATACAGATAATAAAGTACAAGAACAATTTGGTTCGATGATTGCAACAAATCCATGTGGAGAACAACCTCTATTACCTAATGAATCTTGTAATCTAGGTTCAATAAATCTCTCTAAATTTGTTATAGATGGACAGATTGATTGGAACCACATGAAAAAAATTACAAGATTAGCAGTCAACTTCTTAGATAATGTAATTGATGCAAATTACTATGCTACTCCTGAAATTGAGGAGATGACTAAAGCTACTCGTAAAATTGGAGTGGGTGTAATGGGATTTGCTGACCTATTAATACAATTAGATATTCCCTATAATACTGAACAGGCACGGACGTTAGGGAAAGACATTATGAAGTTTGTTAGAAATGTTGCCGACGAAGCTTCTACTGAACTAGCCGCAAAACGTGGGACTTTTCCAGCGTTTGAAAATAGTACGTTTGATAAGATTACTGAAGTATACCGTAATGCCTGTAGAATGACGGTAGCTCCAACAGGTACAATTTCAATGATTGCAGATTGCTCATCTGGGATAGAACCTAATTTCGCATTAGCTTGGGAGAAGCAAAATATTTTAGAGGGTAAGACATTAGTTTATATAAATCAATATTTTAAAGATGCTGCTAAAGAAGGTAAGTTTTATTCAGAAGAATTAATGCAATACTTAGCTAATGGAGGTTCTTTACAAGATCGTGAAGATGTTCCAGATAAAATAAAAGAGGTATATATAACGGCTCCAGAATTAACTCCTGAAGAACATGTTTTAATGCAAGCAGCTTTTCAACCTAATGTAGATTCAGGTATATCAAAGACTATTAATATGCCACATGATGCAACGGTACAGGATGTATGGGATACATATATGTTGGCATGGGAAGAACGTTGTAAAGGAATAACGGTTTATAGAGAGGGAAGTAGGGATAAAGAAGTTTTAGTAAAGGGTACACAAAGTATTGATGAATTTCAATGCTGTGAAAATCCTAGCATAATCTATCAAGACGGATGTCATAAATGTCAACGTTGCGATTGGAGTGCTTGCGAAATAGCATAATTAAGTTTCGTAGTATAATATATCAGGGTACATATCGGCTAAAACTGACTGTAGGAGGTACACATTGTTTAAACGATTTTTAAAAAGGGTGTTATGGGTTCCAACTATCCACATGCCTGTAGTTACGTTTCCAAAAATTGGGCTACCAAAAGTTAAAATACCTACGGTAACAATACCTCTAAAAAGAATAAGTATGGTTTTAGGGGCTATAAACACTGCTTTATTAGTAACTGTTGGAGGTTTAGGATTATTTCTATCTTATGTTAATCCAATCCCAATAATTACTCCGTACATTCAACTCGGATTAGCAAATCAGTTATTTAATCAAGTACTGTATTTACAAGCTAATTTAATTCCAGCTATTGGAATTTCTTCAGCATTAATTGTATTTGGGTTACTGTTACATGTAGGGAACTTTAAATCATGGTGGAAGACTCTTAAAGCCACACCAATGATTATTGTACGATCACCAATTAAAGCCTATAGAAGAGTATCTGTTTGGAGAAATTGGCTGTTGATTAAGATAGAATATCTAAATTCAGAGAGTGCTAAATGGAAACGAACATTCCAAATTATAATGTCTCCTTATTCTTTCTTGAGAATGATGGGGCTAAGTCCACAAATGGCTATAGGCTTGCTGGCACTTGGCGGTACGGCGGGTACTGGAGTCGTTGTGAACGAAACTGTCTTGGCGGATAGATCGTTCTCAAATGGAGACTCAGGCATTTATGCTGCTCCTGCTCTGAATCCTTCTGCTACATTGGAACAAACAATGGCGTGGAGAAAAGAGAATAGTGGATTAGGTAAAGAAGATAATACGTTAAGAATAGTCTTAGCAGACACTCCAGTAAGAGAAATTAAAATAGAGAATGTAACAGTAGGTACGGTTTATACAGGGTCTGCGATACCTTCGTCAGCACATACTTCTGCTGGTGGTACTGCGGCTGCGGCTACAGCAGTATTGATTGGTGGAACCGTAGTAGCTGGAGAGAATGCAGTTCCTACTTTTCTAGAGGTAGGCGAATTACTGATCGAGAAATCGAGATGTACGTTTATGTATTTCGATAATATTACGGCGCATACGATTAACGTAATTGGAAACGCCTCAGATGGGCAGTCAATTAATCAATCACCGGGAACCTCAAGAATGAGGGCTATTGGAGGTGGACATCATCAGGCTGAAGCTATGTTGACCAGCGGTGGATCATATGATAGAATACATATCGATGCCCCAACCTCAGCGAAAAATGGAAAGATAGATAAGTTAACCCTAAGTAATTTATTTACTGAAGGGGGGGCGTGTGTATTTGACCGGATGAAAATTGGTACATTAACTATTAAACTTAATGAAATAGGTGGTGGTGGTAACGCCGGTGTCTCAGACGGATTTGCTACTAAGGAATTTAAAATCCATCAATCTGTTACAGCAGCCAACTGGAATGTTTCCGATAACGTTGAGGTTGTTACTGCTGCACCTACAAGCACTTTAACTAACGAATAAGGGTGATACAAAATGGGGGGGAAGAACTCAGAAGTATGGGGTTGTTTAATACAACTAGCAGTTCTTTGTGGTATAGCCGGGTTAATAATAATATTATTAGGTACTTTATTAATAGGAGCTTAGATGGCACGGAGATCATGGACAAAATGTAAGTGTGGTGTTAAACTACATATTAAGAAAGGACATAAAATATGCTACGTTTGTGAACGTAAACAAAGGAGGGAACTTGCCTGATATAACAGTATATACATCGAATGGTTGAGGCCCATGCGCTATGACCAAGGTGTGGTTAAAAGACAGGAACTATGAATTTACAGAATATAATATCTCAGAAAATCTTGAACATGCAGACGAGTTAGTAAAAATGGGTTTTAGAGTAACACCCGTAACAGTTATCGGAGATGAGATGATTGCAGGGTACAGCCCCCAAAGATTAGCGAACGCTTTAAGTTAAGTATAATAAAGAATAGAATAGGAGAGTGTTATGGTATTAGGAAATATCTTACGAGAACGGGATCAGCAATATGTAGCAAATAGAGACGATGCAACTCAAACATGGCGAGTATTAGATACATGGCATGATGATTTAACAAAAATAGGGCCAGAAGACGAAATTCCTGATGATAGTGATGCAGTCACTTTAATTTCTGAAGGAGCTTTTATTGCGGTAGTGAGGGAAGCTTCTCGTTTGGGAGTTCTCCAAAATGCTACGTACGGTACAGGAGAAGCAGAATATGAATCTTTAATTTTAGAGAAAGAGCAGGAGATTCAGAAGTTAAATGAACAAATTCTAAATTTAGAAGAAGATAAATCTCAAGTTATTAGAGATGTTTCTCATTCAGAAGACTATGAATTGAAGGAAAAGGCGATGGAATCAATTCTAAAATTAGTATCAATGCAAGACATGACTAATTTAGGTAGGGAGTAATAAATGAAATTAGGCGAATACATGCCCCAAGTGCCTGAAATGGCACAGCAAATATCCAATTTAAATTCTGAAATGGAAACGTTGCAATTAATGAAATCTGGGGGAGACGTTGGGCAAGCTCCCACTATAGGGTTAGACCATGTAGTTAATACATGGGTACGCCATCAAATGGCGTATAGACAACAATTAGTACAAGATTTACAGATGGTAGCTTTTACGGTAGAAGAAATACGAGGCCCGTTAAATCATATATCTAATGAAGTTTTTAGGCGGGGGATAAATTTTGTACCGACAGTTGAGAATCCTGATCACGAGCAATTAGAAATTATAAAAACTTATATGCAAGATTGTAATGTGTTTGATCAATCTTTAGAAGAAGTATTACGACAATTTCATTTTGATGTTAATTCTATTGATGATGGCTTTTTATACTTAGCTAAGGAATATAGGACTACGGATGAAGGAAAACTCATCTCCAAAATACAAGAAGTGCGACGGCTTAATCCAGCCCTCGTCGAGTTCGATCTTGACGCAGCTGGCTTACCGAAAAATGCACATTTTATGTGTCCAATCCACAGAGACGACATCTACGATGAACCAGCAACGTGTAGAGAAACAGACTGTGAACAGGAATGTAAGCCTGTTATGTATAAGTATTATCATCGGAATAAGCATATTTACTTATTTGATTCTGAAGTAATACACGTTTCTAAATTTAACCCATCTGAAACATATGGATGGAGTCCTATTTTAACCATCTTTGAAAAAGCTTTAACATTAATTGGAATGGATAAAAACCTGTTTAGATACTTCTTTGAGAGGAGAATGCCCGCTTCTATGATGATGGTCTTTACTGATGACCCTGAAAGTTTAAAACGAGAACGGGAAAATATAGCATCACAAACACGACAAGACCCAAACTATATACCTATGGTTGCAGTATCTTCTCGTAACCAACGGGGTAGAGTAGAAATGTTACGTCTATTCCATACTCTACAAGAGATGGATTACTTACCCGTACGAAATGAAATACGGGAACGGATTGCTGCGATGTGGGGTGTAACTCCTGCATGGCAAGGCGCACCTGAAGCTTTTGGAGGACTATCAACACAAACTCAACAGTTAGTTGTTATGAGTCGTGTTGTTGAAGGTGACCAAAGAATATTCCATGAAAAAGTTTTCCCAATGTTATTAGAAAATATGGGAGTAACAGATTGGGAATTAGCTCTACCAAACCCTGAAGAAAAGGCGGAAGCGACACGAATTAGCTTCGCTCAACAGAGAGCGCAAGTTGTTATGATGTACCAGCAATTAGGGTTTGATGTTCGACTTAAAGATGATTCGGTTGACTTAGATGAAGCCGAATTCATTATTTCAGGTATACCAGTACCACTAGCACAAATGCAAGGGGAACAAATGGCTATAGCTGTTAAACAAATGGAAGAACAAGCTGCTATGCAAGAAGAACAAATGAACGAAATGGCATCACAGCAGCCGGGAATGAATGGAGTTAATCAAGCTCCCGGAAATACTGGAGCAGCTCCAGCAGGAGGAGAAGGGCCGGGGGCAAGTCCCCTTCAATTAATGTGGTCGAATCTTACTAAAGGTATGAATCCTGAAAGTACACTTGCAGATATAACAGGACGTAAAGAAAAAGATGTCGATCATGATGCTGATGAACGAGCTAGAAAGGGGGAAAATAATTCCTTTGGTTTGAAAGATGTTGGCACACCTCCGGGGAAACAATTGTACTCACAAGAACCAAAAATGTGGATGGCAGCATTAATGGAGAAGGGATATACAACTCCAGTAGTTAAAGAGGTTAGTCCTGATAATAAACAATTATGGTTTATAAATGATGGGATTGATTATGTAGCTAATTTAAATAGTGGTGGTATAACCCATGTTCAGAAAGCTAAATTTGTTGATCAATCTCCACCACCTAAAATTAGTTATAACCCAGCACAAGTAGGGAATACTAGAGACGAGGATGAAGATGCCGATAACTAAGAAGTCTGATGGATGGTATTGGGGTGGGCAAGGCCCATTTGATTCTCGCTCTAAGGCAGAAGAGGTTGCTCAAGCAGCCCATGCTTCAGGCTATAACGAATTGGATAAAGCTTATGGCGAACCTTATAAGACCGAAAAATTTGATCAGAAACAAAATAAACGAACTATGCAAGCAGGTGCTGTACAGAATATGGAGAAAGATGGTTTGGGTGGAGGTGCTGTAGCTACTACGGGTATGACAGGAGATGCAGGAACAGGTAATAGTATCTTTACCGAAACTTATGGTGGAGGTAGTAGCACACGACGTAAAAAGAAAAGTAAGAATTCTAATAGTATAGAAGCACTTTTAAATTTTGTTAAAGAAGATTTAGATGATGATGATTTAACTACTTTTACTACTGCTTATGCAGAAGATGGATATCCTGAAGAGACTGACAATAAGAAAAAAACTAAGAAACGTAGTGGTATTGAACGGGCGGGTACATTTTTAGATGACTTTTCCCCGAAAATGGAAAAGGATGAAGATGCAACAAAACAATATAAAAAGAATCGTAGACGACATACACAGGAATTAATGGGGACAGCTTCTCCAACACCTAATACAAATACTATTCCAACACATTCTCATAAAACTACATTTTTCCATAAAGATACTTTAGTACTTGAGCTAATTAATTATGCTCGTGGAGAATTGCAAAAAGAGAAAAATCCGTATAAAGCTCCTACTGCAACGGGAGCGGGAAAAGAACCTAGGCTAATGACTAATGATCCTATAGCACCCTTCGTTAATGAAGCAGATAATGGTCGTAGAGGTATTAGAGATGGTATAACCCCTAGTAAACATACCCCTGCTGCTCAAGGAGTTGATGAAAATAATGTAGTGAATATGGGACATGCGGGTAATTTAGAAGAGGGGAAGAATATTAATGATGTACAAAATGATTTCTATTCTACAGGACAAGTATCAAAACCACCTAAGAAAAAGAAAAATACCCCCACTGGTGTGTTTATAGCAACTCAAAATAACCCGACACAAATTGAAGCTATGCAAAAATATAGTCCTCAAAATTTTCATACTACACACCCTACTCGTCAAGAAGGAGAGAATGGTACAATAGAACATCCTCAACGAAGTTTTATTGAATATGATGGAAATATAATGGAGAGGGTTAAGAAGCATAAGAAAGCTCACGAAGAACGAAATGCTGACACGACAGGGAGATTTATTAGTGCTATGGAAAAAGGAGGTAATCCATATGACATTGGTTCTTGGAACGGGCAATATGATTCTCTACAAAGAGGGGGTGATTTAGATACACTAGACGATAAGACTAAAGAAGAATTACACAAACGACGGTTAGCAAAAATTAAAGATTGGAGTAATAAATAAATGGGAGCGTTCATTTTTAATGCCTGTCCAAAATGTGATGGGCCAATGAGATTTAATGTAGATAGAGATTTAGATTGTTTTAGGTGTGGAAAAGTAGTCTATTTAGTAGGAGGATTTAATGATTCCAGAACAGGCGAGAGAAGATATAGTAAGACGGAAAAGATTAGGGCAGAGTTGGACAAGTCTAGCCAAGCATCTAGAGGTAGAATATGGAGTGACAGTACACCGAACAACAGTTCAACGATGGCACGACAGGGAGGTTTATTCCGACTTAGGTGATTCCTTATTGTCGGGAGACGATAGGATTAAATTAGATAAAAAAGTTGCGACCTTTAAAGCTGAATCTACTTATTGGAAAAAGCTTTACGAACAAGCAATAAAACAAACGGCAAAGACGGAATTATTAGAGGAGACAATAGCTGACTTAGCACCCGTTTTTAAAGCAGTTAAAATACCACAGCCTACAAAAGAGTTTAAAAAAGAGAAAGCTCAAATTGCTGTAGCTCCGTTATCGGATACCCATATAGGTGATCGGGTAGAAGGAGATCAAATGATAGGATTAAATTCCTATAATATGGATATTTTTAATCGTAGGTTATATGGGTGGGCAAATCAAATAGTACAGTTAGTAGAGTTAAGAAGAAATTATGCGCCTATAAACGAATTAGTTATTCCAATGTTAGGTGATATGATTAGTGGAGATATTCATGATGAGTTAGCACGTACTAATATTGACAATTGTATGGGGCAAATGATTAGAGGAGCAAATTTAATAGGGCAAGCCTTAATGTTCCTTGCATCTCATTTCAATGAAATACGAGTGCCTTGTGTTGTGGGTAATCACGGTCGCATGACTAGAAAACCTCCGATGAAAGATAAGTATATGGATTGGGATTATATGTTATATCAATGGGTTGCAGCATTTTGCCGTGATCAGAAGAATATAAAGTTTGACATTCCTCGTAGTTTTATAACATCTTTTAATGTTCATGAAAGAACTGTTGTAATTTTGCATGGGGATATGGTATCAGGATCAGGATCGGGAGCAGCTGTCATGAATTCGATCACGAAAATGAGATCTGTTTTTGAGTATGGACGAACAGTAGATGAAGAAAATTTAAGCATACCTAAGCATATTGACTCTGTTATGATGGGACATTTCCATCGTATTGATGAATATGATATTGGTACAGGCGAGATTCATATAGTAGGTACTATGAAAGGTGGGGATGAATTTGCGTTACAAAGACTGCAAGTTTTTACACCACCAAAACATATACTAACATATTGGCATCCACAATACGGATGCATCGGTAAGGAGACTATATATTTAAATAAATACGATAGGAGTAAAACTATATTTAATGACACATTATCGGATGTTTGGATAGATGCTTGACGCAATTATAGCTAGAATAAAAGAGGAAATTGTAAGCAGTTTACAATACGGATTACCTGTAGCTAGTACAGTTACATGGAAAGATGGGAACACGTTAATTGCTGATGTAGATGCAATTACAGATTTTGAGCTACGAGTAAACGGAGACGAACCACCAGTACATACAGTTGAACAAGGGTTACCTCCATCACCAATAAAACCAAAACCACGAAAGAATATACGCAGTTATAACAGACGAACTAAGAAAGGTGTCCAACGAGTGAAGGGATACCAAACACAGCCTAAGAAACTTGATCGTAAAGAAGCATTAGAAGAATCGGTAGCATGGACGGTTGATTTAACTATGCGGGATGAGGCTGATCAAGAAACTGATGAGGCTATAGAACAAGGTATAGATAACGCAATAAGTTCTTTTGGATAATAGCAAAGGAGGGAACCAGATGACAGACAATATACAAATATCTCCCGAACAGGAGTATATTATTTCGCAACATTCACGTATGGTAGGCAAGATTCTTGACTTAGTTGAGGCTTCTTTCCCCGAAGGTAACCAATGTGAAAAGTTAAAGAAACTTATACAAGTACCTTTATATGATTTTAGGCATGAGATGTTACGTTTTTACACAGAGTCTATAGAAAAAGTATAAGTTTTGTAGGTTTTTTTGGTATACGTAGTATAATAAATTAACGTGTTTATCACGTTTTTATATGAAATTGATAGAGGTCGGAGGTGGCTTAGACCAACCACTATCTTATAACATACACAGGAGGGAATGGTATGGATAACGATGTTTTGACTCGATTGGAAAAACAGATAGAAGGTAATGGTCTAGCACTTGCCGCTGTCGCTGAAGTTCTTCAAAAGATGGACTCCCGATTATCAAAAGCGGAGGATGAGGACGAAGAAGAAAAGGATAAGATTGAGGAGGCAGCTTCACTTGAAGCAGCTTCTATGGAAAAGAGTATGCTCGTTAGAGCCATTGCTAAAGAGGTAATGAGTCTTGTTAAGGCTGATGCTGGGGAATCCCCATATGGGATGGAGACGGACGGGGAAAACGTTCGCAGCCCACAGTCAACCACTAGTACAGAAGGTGATTCCAATGAGGATGACGCTTCTGAGACAACTAATATAGACACCGATACTGATTCAGTACAAGGTATTATCGAGGCTATGCAGAAGCAATTAAGTACTCTTTCTAAAGAATACGGAGATGAGGATGCAATTGCGGATGTCGTTGACGATGAAGAAGATGAGGAGGAAGAGGAAGGTGGTGACATACAATATATGAAAAAGACTATGGAGAAAATGATTAAAGCTGAGACGGAGAAACGACTCCAGAAGATGGGCTTTAAAGAGGAAAACAGTTTAATGACTCCTCAAACACGATCCCTAGGCTTTGACGGAACTACCCCGCTCTCTAAATCTGCAGAAACTGCTGGCGTAGATACTGTAGATCAACTCGCAAATCTTTCGTATAAGCAGTTGAGAGACATGCAATTCAAGGTAATGAACGGTGAAACCGATGGATTACCTAGAGAAATAATCGAAAGATAATAATAGATAATAGGAGGAAATGATAATGGCTAATCCAAGTTTGAATGAGTTTATAGCTCAATCACAAAGAGGTTTGTATCAATCCGTCTTTGGCGATCAGATAAATAAAGGTGCTGCTTATACAGGTACGAATTTTACTACTGGCACTACTGGTGACGGCACAAGCCTCGCAAGTATATTTACTGAGACTTATGGACGAAAGGTTTGGCAAGCTCTAAATAACCAAACAAGATTTTTTAACGCAATACCCAGAACAGTCTGGGGAAATACTGCTGGTTGGAGGATCAGGACGGATCGAGGGAATGAACGCTCTCGACCAATAACTGAGTCGGCAGTCGGTTCGGCTAACCTGCTTCCAACTGTCGATGTTTCCAATATTGAGGTCGTGTCGAGTCTACCACGAATAGTTGGTACGACCTTCGGGGCTTCGGTACTGTCAGTCTTTAACGCTCAGTTAGAGGGTGGCGTAGGGGACGTGCTGGCAATGGAAAATGAACATGCCCAGCTTGACCACATGAAAGAGATTAATACGGAACTACTTGCTCCGTCTCTAATTCACACATCAGTTATTGGAGGTAATGCTACCTCTTTCACTATTGCTAATCCCAATTCATTGAATGTGGGAGACACAATTTATTCCAAGACTACAACAGCCGCAGTCGATACTGCTCGAACAGTAATATCGAGTATATCGAGTGATGGTCTTGTAACTCACGCAGGTACTGGAGGCACTTCTCTAGCAGCCTTCTCAACAGTTTTCCCTGTTAAAAGGGGTGGACTAACTTCAATTGAAGACGTTGTAGCATATGATAGCATCCCCGTTGGTGGCGGTGCTTGGAACAGTGGTAGTGTATCTGGTGGTATTGCAGGGCCTAAAGCCTATACTGCCGCAACCACAGCACGAGTTGCTGGTAGTTGGTCTGCTGCTGCAGCTGTTAAAGCTAATAGTGGTGTAGGACGAGATATCTCGCTTAACTTGATAGATGATTGTATACAGACTATACGATCAAATGGTGGTGAGCCTAAAGTAATTATAATGGGTCACGATCAGTACTTCAAGCTAGAGCGACTATTGAATTCCCAGCAACGATATATGGGACAGGAAGAGTTCCAAGTTGGTGTAGGTTCAGAAAGAACCTTCCCCGGTACTCAAACTGGACTAGTCCTTGCTACTTATATGGGAATCCCAATTCTACCTGATGCTGACGTTGCTAAGTCAACTCTCTTAGCTGATGGTTCTGAAGGTGGTTCTAACGTTCTAGTACTAGATACAGACTATCTTGAAATGGCGGTTGCACAGCCTACTCAATACATCGAGAACCGTGACTACTTTGCGGTTGATCAGTTGACCATACGTGGTTTGCTGTATACGATGGGTGAGCTACGTTGCCGTAACTTTATTACTCAAGCCAAAATAATGGACTTGAATGCTTAATTAACTTTTCGGGGGTAGGGTTCTCACGCCTTGCCCCCCTTCATTTGTAAGGAGGAATTAATATGGGACTTACATTTAATACTGCTGCGACTCGTTCTGTTAACGTAGGAACTGATTTCCGTACTGGAGTTCAGGGTAACATGTGGTATAAAGAATTTGAATTTAACACAGTAGCAAATAATGACCCCGCCTATGCAGACGGCGGCATTTCGCTAGCACATACTAGTGTAGCCAACTCTAAGTTTGGATTGGCTAGGGTAGATCATTGCGATATAGAAGCTAAAGGTGGTTTCGTCTTTAACTATGATATAGCAACAGATAAAATTCTAATGTGGCAATCGGACGATTCTGCTGACGCTCCATTAGTTCAAGAAGGTGATGCTG